CCGAGTCACCATCGGTAGTTGGAATCACCAGGGTATAATCATTATCATTGGCGTTTACGGTAATACGAGGGAGTGCGAGGGTCCAAAGGTGGGTAAATTCGCAAAAGTCTCGACAGACCTCTTTTACTTCATCATCACAAAGATCTTTATAGGCAGTATTATCGACACCTTTAACGTATTTGGCGACCTCTGGTCTCCAGTCTAAAATAGCTACTGAGGCCATGTTGGTTCACCTTATTATGGTATTTATTCGGATAATCGGACATAAAGCTTGTCATGTTTGGCAAGCTCTGCCACCAGCGAAGTGGCCTGCTCATTCATGCTCTTCCGGTCCCCGGGAATCATATCCAGCTGATATTTCTCAAGAATATAGACTTCAAGATCATTCTTTGTCTTGAATCCCTCGATTCTTGCGATCTCGTCGGCCTTCATGGTTTCCTGGGTCTTAAAGGAAGGATGCTCTGCAGGCTTTACAATCTCGGCCACTGCTACACTGGCCGTAAGTTCATTTTCGGTCAAATCTTCTTCTGTATCATCGAAAAGATCCCGGGTTGCAACCTTGTGGCGCGCATCACGCTCTGCTTTCTGGGTATCAAGAACCTTCTTGGCTTCCTGGCCTGTGATCGGGCGCATATCTTTTCTGGCTGCTAATGCCGGCGTCCATCGATAAACAGTTGCGGTCTGACCTTCACGAATCTGCAATAAAAATTTAGGTAATGCCATAATCTCCCCCTCATGGTAAAATAGAGCTAATGGTCCTTTTAAAGACCATTAGCCCCTTTTAAGTGTTATTAAAAAACCTTTTTAGGTACCTTATACGTTGGTAACCTTCAGGACTTCGGCCCAGAAATCGATAACAGCGGCAACCGAAACCTGGGTAGCGGTTAGGGCATCCAAGGTATCCGCGGCAACATAAAACTTACCGGTGGTGTTATCGGGACCAAAAGCATCCCCTACCAGGGTAATCTGACTGGCAACGGCGTTGATGGCTTTAGCGGCACCAAAGCCAGCTGTGCTGGTACCATCACCCAAGGCGATCGTGGCGGCCAAGGTCTCGGCGGTCACAACGGACAGGCCCATGGACTTTACCAGGGTGCCGGCCGGGATCTGGAATAACTGAAAGGTATCGCCGGCTGCAAGACCAGCGAACGAAGTCAACCCAACAGTGGGTGCGGAAGCCAGGGCGACCTTGTCCGGGTTTGCGATCAGGTCCGGAAGATCTAACCGAACTTTAATAACGGACATTCCCGGGGACTCATAGGCCAGAGCAGCTGCTCTTCCTTTAAAAACGTATGTATCGGCCATTTTTCTACTCCTTTATATTTTTTATACTGTAATCGATCAAATTTTGGTCAGGGGCATGAGAGCGCACAGCGTTCACAGAGGCCCCCGACCAGGGGGGAGCTTGTTAGCTATGCGATTATGCGCCCTTACGTACGTACAAATCGCACAGAGACTCGGGTTTCAACACTTCGTAGCCGTAAACATTCAGGCCACGGACCAGGGTACCGAAGGTGGACTCTGCCCGAAGGCTTTCCATCTTGGTCATCTGGGCGGCGAAAGAGATGCCCGACTTGTGGCCGGCCATTGCGTGATAAGCCAACCATGCACCATCGGTCACGCTGGTCAACAGGTTCGACTCGTAAGTCGTGAACCGATCGATCATGCCAATACGACCGTTACGCATGATACTGGTACCGTCTCCGGACAAGGAAGCATCCTTGAGATCCGACTTTAAGATCATGCCGGTCATCCAAGGCGGAAGTACCAACCAGCGGTCTTCCTCGGGTACGTTCTGCTCGGTCAGGACGGTGGCAACGTCTACGATGAATTCCAGCACGTTGGCCTTGGTCATGACAACCGGGGCGCCGGTTACACCCAAATCAAAAGATCCGGAAGTTGCGCCAGCCGAAGAGCCTTTATTGTCCGAATCGGCATCGGCGTAGACATCGGCCAAAAACTCCGTGTCAACGACGATCTTCATCTGATTGGAAGCATCCCGGGACCAGGAGTCCATCAGGGCGATATCGGTCTGGTGCTTATCGATATCATCACAGATGAAGTTGAAATACTTGGCGTAACTGATTTCCAACTCGACGTTGGGGGATTCAGGACGCTGGATCTGCAGGGACTGCCCTTTCGAGTAGTTCCTGATGACAATGTCCGGGACTGTCCGGATAATAACTTTGTCACCGACGTCCTTGATCTCGCCTTCGTAATCGGTGTTGGTGATCGCAGCGATTACGGTTGCGGCGTAAAACTTTACAAGCAATTTCCCGGACCAAATTTCCGGAATAAAAGTTCCGCTGTATTGCGGAGTTCCTGGGGCTGCATTAATCATGATTATTCTCCTTAATTGGTTTATCGCCAATCAAGGAGAATCATATTAACGCGTGACTTTATTCGCCTTGATCGACATTTGGTAACGAGCTGCTATATCATCATATTGTTCCTGAGTGATTCGCTTTAAAACAAAATCAGTCGAGGCTTTATTAAACTCTGTGGTCGTAGGGTAAACAACTTGTACCCCTGACGGTTGCATCTCATTCGTATTCCCCAGATTTGCGTTTGGCATAACCTGGCTGGACAAATGATCGTTCTTAATCGTCGGCGTTGAGGCGGGAGCCGCGGCCGGCGCTGATCCCATGCCAGAGTCTAACTTGAACTGTTTAAAAATATTGATGACCTGTTGGGCATGCATCTGATTTGCAGCATATTGCAAGATGTCACGCCGGGAAGCCATCGAAATCGGGTCTAATTCATTTAACCAAGCATCAAAAGCGGGTGACTTATTTATTGTCCGCCAGTCTGACATCCCAGAGGAAAGATCATCGAAATATCTGTCTTCCACCGTTTTGTGGATGGTCGTTTCGAGATTCTCTGTTCTCTTGGTTAAATCAGTTACTTGAGATCCACCCTGGTTACTGATAAGTGCGGCAAGCTTTTCATTCTGTTCCAGTAAGGCGTTAAAGCCTTGAGCCATACTAACGATTTCGCCGCCGTACTCTTCAAAATTAGTCGGGTCTAACGGTTTGATCCCACTCTCCACCCTGGCCGGGGACTGAACTGCAGCCGCTTGGCTCTCCATTGCCTGCTGCATGTTCGAAACTACAAGCTGCAAAGACTGTATTTGAGTCTGCAGTGCCGGGACTTCGGAGTCATACTTACCCTTGAGGACATCGTATCTCGCTCGATACAAATTATCATCAGAGGTCTTGGGATCTGGAATTGCAGCTGCAACGAACACATCGGCTGGAGCTGCTGGCACCGAGTCTGGAACGGTTACCGGTTCCAGGGTTGGGTGCGTTGCTTGTGGCGGCTTTTTATCTGCCGGCACGACTTCGTTTCCTGCTTTTAAATCGGCCTGCAATTTATCAGCTGCATCGGCCTGTTTCTGGACTGCAGATGGAACTACGTCCACTGCATCTTTCTTTTTCTTTGGCATTTTGTTCTCCCTTTTGAGTTGCTTCCGCAGTATTCATTATTTCGGTTAAGCTGCATTCCGCAGTATTTAACACGAAAACGGGCATTGATTGCCTTTAAATGACACAAATTTTAAAAGATCGTACCCCCTCGAACTTAACCCTTAATTAACATATACTGGATGTCAACTATTATTAGCTTGAGATTCCAGCGCTTTACCTTTTTCTTCCATTAATGCTTCGATCATATAATTCATCCATGGATCGGTAACTCTGACAAAAGCATCGATAGAGGCCCCGTCCAGCCTGATTTCTTTGATCGCAAACCCATATGACAAGTCTGAAGGGTCTTTGAAGGCGCCGTTAGGCTTCGGTTGTTTCGATTGTGAGCCCAAAGGCACCTTTCGTCACTGGACCAATAAAAGAAAGTATCTCATTGTTTTTATAGATGTAAATCCCTTCTCTCCATTTGTCGATACCTTCATAATTTCTGCTTTCTATCCTGACGCCAGTCTTGGCCATGGCTTCATCAACCATATCACCACCATCATCTGAATTGATGGACAAATCCATAAGGGCCTTAAGGTCAAGCCCACCGCGCAAAGCGGCCTGGCGCATCATCTCACCTACAGCAGCATAAGCTTCGGCAGGGTTCCGGTAGCTATGCACCTTCTTGTTCTCCATTAAAAACTGTAGGTTATCGATATCCCGAGCTTTTATATCTCCGAGTGTATCACCCATCGGCCGGCGCCTCTGTCGGGGCTACCTCTGATGGGTCAACCCGCGCCATCAACTGTATGTTACTCGCTATCTGGTCACCCATGATCTGAAAGGTTGGGACCAACATAAGGTTATATTCAAGACAAAGCTTTTCTATCTTGGTCTTGCATTCCAGATGCTTAAGAGCCAGCGGAGTTAAGGTTGTTCCGTCTGGTAATTTACCAATGGTCGGCTGCTGGCTTGAACCTGCATTCATTATATCGTTCATTATTCTACCCCCTGAAGTTTTGGGGAGCATTTCAGCTCCCCGTTTTATCTCACCAATTGGCTATTAATTAAGAGAGTTACCCAGTTATGGGCCTCGCGAATCCTAATTAAGCATCAACAATCAATGGGCCAACACTGACAAGTTTACCATTGGGGCCGGCGAAGATGGCCCAGTAGCTGTCCGCAGCTGCCGTAATGGTAAACCCAAGCAGGCCGGCTGCAGATGATACGAACTTCCATCCCTTATGCGCGGCATCCAACTCGAATAGACCACCATTTGTGAGGACAGCGATACCGGTATCGGCCGGGTCCATGGTAAGGCCTGTGGCGACCTCGGACAGGTAAAAATCCCCGGTGACAGGTACGGCCAAAGGATCACCATCGGCATCATTGAAAACAATCTGTACCGCACAAGATCCGGACGCTCCGGTCTCAGAGGTAAGTGTAATGCTGTCCCATCCGCCTGCCAGCTGATTAATTTCTTCCGCGGACGCGGTTACTTCAACACCTAATTCGCCATTGTCGGTCCCGAGGAATAACCGGGAAACACGCGCTATCCCAAATTTTACATCTTCTCGCCATCCCATAATAATCAATCTCCTTATTTTAGTTTCGGCCTTAAGCCCCCATTACGGAAGCCGGCACTATGCAGAAGGGCGAAATGCCCCAGTGACTTCAAGTAATTACAATATGCCCAGGACTGTCAAAACGCTTAAGAGCTTCAGACTTTGTAACATCCATCGACCTTTCTTCGGCGCCTCTTATCTCGTCCCTTAACATCGATAGACAGAGAGCAAAGCCCTTAAACTTCTCCGACTGGTCTCCTGAAGTATTGACAGCATGCATGGCAGTGACCGGGACTGCTCTTTCCAAATACTCAAAGAGTGACGCCAAACCCTCTTGGCCTTGGGCCATCCCTCTCCCGATCTTTAAAACTTCATTATTTGTGAATGATATAAGCACTTTATTCCCCCTCTCCCTTTATTGTAAGAATGTCAAAAGAATACCTACCCCGGGACACTATACAGTTGGCTGCACTTTGTAACCGCGTCCTGTCCGTAATGAGTCGCAAATCTTTCTTTGATCTGCATTTAGGGCATTTCCTCGCGGGTACATGCCGAGGAATACTCAATGGTGTAAGCAGCTTATAGCTGCATCTCCAATTTTGACAGCGGTATTTATGCACATTAACTATTTAAAGCTTCTTTGAGTGCTTCCTTGCGCTTGCGGATACGTTCAGCCGCATCGTCATCCATTGACCCGGGCTTGGTAAGCTTTTTCATACGGACCAGACGAGGCGGTTTAGAATAGTCCCTGACCTGGTCCGGGGATTCATCTGACTTGGGTGTTTCATCGATAGGGTTAGAATTATCTGCCATTTGCTTTTCTCCTTTAATATTCCCTTTCGTCATTTTGGCCTTTTGTTTTATCCTGCCATTTAAAGCTTCTCTTTCTCCAATGTTTAGCCGGCTTATCGGTACCAGGATATTTACCACCTTTAAAATTGCGCTTTGTCACCCTTCCACCAGCCCAATCGCGCTCGTCGGGAGCTTTACTGGTATCCCAAAAACTCTCTTCACCATGGCCTACACTTCCAGCCCGTTCTTTTAAGCGCTTCTGCTCATGGGTTGGGATATCGGTTGACTTTGTTACTGCTATTTCATCTTGGATCTTTGATGTGTCCATTTTACCTCACGGCCTTGATTTTATTAAAAGTTTGATACCCTTTCAAGCTCGGGCATAAGCTTTTCCTGTAGGGAAGTCTTCCCCGGGCCACCCCCGGCTCCACCACCACCACCACCACCACCACCACCACCACCACCACCGGTCAGCGGCATTCCATCGGGGCCTACGGGCGGGGCGGCAGCCTGCTGACTCATTGCCATCTCGATCTCGGCATCGGTCGGGACGATATTGTCGCTCATTTTCAGCACCTTAGAGGACTCTCGCAAGACCTTGGCCCTGCCCGGGATACCTATGATCGCCAGGTCGGTCGGGTTGTTTGTGGCCATCAACCATTCATTTCTTCTGGCCTGCAGCTGCTCGGCAACGATCAGATATTCACTCGCTCGGGCAACGACATTGATATCGCCTTGATAATCGGTATTGTCGTTCAAGAGGATATGGACCCATGTGTCGTAGACTACCTTCTTGATAACGCCGGAATCGATCGACATGATTGCATCTTTGATAATCCGCGAGGCCGCGTTCATCAGCATGGATAAACCATGGGCTGTCTGCCCGGCACCGGAAGCAGCCGAGCCAACACCCTGCTCATAGGCGGGAACGCCAACCTGTTCACTGGCCTGGCCGAAGAAATAATCGTAGACCTTTATCAACTTCTCGGTCATCATGTTGGGCTGATAGAAGTGGATGGCCTCTCTATTATTACCGATCGGATCTGATTTAGTCTTCCATATCTTCCATGGGTAAAGCTTTTCGATATTTTCACCACCGTCCAACCGGTCACGGTGAACTTCAACCTGTGGACCGGATGCAATGGCCATATTATTTACCAGAGCCCTGGCGGTCGCATTGCATACACGCTGACAATCTTCCATGAGCTCTGGCGGGGCTATACCCCAAAGGGAATCATTACTCTGCTCGAAACTGGCACAGTAATAAGGTTTTCGTTTTAATGGATCTTCATTAATCCTGGCCATGACAACATAGCGGCCGATAAGGATTGCGACAATAGAGACAGGCTCGGCAGGGTTGCCGATCTTTTTCTTGTCCATACCCCACTCGATCAACAGCGTCCCGGGTACTTCACCGTGATATTCAAGACATTCGATGACGGCCTGGGGATCTTCCTGCTCATTGGGACGGAATTCAAGATTGGCCCGTTCTTGATCGGTCCATAACCAATCGGTTAGGTTACCGTTTCTGTGCTCCATCAGCACTTGATCGATGGTATTATTATCGAACCCGTCAACATCCTTCATTGACATAAGGTCCGACTGGCGTAAGCGCATGCGCTCGATCAAGTAGCCATCATTGATACCTTTGGCCGCGGCAGACATATAGATGTCGAAGGGACTGATACGTTTCCAGGTCCGGATGTTTTTCCAGCCCATGGCCGGCTTCATTTTACCGTTTTCATCGGGCTCCCACACAAGGGTTCTCTCGCGTCGGATGACTGGACCTTTGAGGAATGCTGACGGGTATGTAGCGAAATCTTTAATAAATAAAGATACTTGCTCGTAGAATCCACCCTCTCGGAAGTTGTCGTCGATATCGCGCTCGATCCTTGTTGCCTCTTTCTTGGCAATCTTCGTAGTCTCCTGGCGCTTCTCATCCCGCAACTCCCATAGGCGCATATCAATCATTTCGGGTGTGATAGCATCTGGGCCAAAATTACCCATGATCATCTCGACCTCACCCTGGACCTGGACAGCGAGCTCCATCTCTTCCTCAACCGGAAGGTCGGGGACCGGGGTCGGATCTATGCCCCATGGTTTTTCACCGGAAGGCAGCATGACGTCCCTTATCATTGCCTCGATAGATCGGCACTTGACACTGG